CCTAAAAGGTAGTGGTAAAAAAGTGAGTGATGAACTAATAAACATGCTAGATATTGTTCGTAAAAAATACGGTAAATCAATAACTATAAATTCAGGCTATAGAACACCTGAGCGTAATAAAGAGGTAGGTGGTAAACCTGGTTCATCTCATTTAAAGGGCTTAGCGGTTGATATTGCATGTAGTAATTCTACTGACAGATTTAAATTAGAAGGTATATTAAGAGAAGTTGGATTCAAAAGAATAGGTATGGGTTCAACATTTATACATGCAGACATAGATAAAGATAAATCACAAAACGTCCTTTGGACATATTAATATGGGATCACCTCTAAATATAAAAGAAAAGTCTTACGAAAAGCAGAACAGAAAGATGCGTTCGAAATACAAATCTGAAACTGGAAAAAGCTTGGGTAAAAGACTAACCAAAGGTACAAGCTCAAGAAGAGTATCTTTTGCGTGTAGATTTGCTGGCATGGCTGGCGCTATGAAAGACGCTAAAGGTGAACCAACTAAAAAAGCTATGGCTCTTAAAAAGTGGGGATTTGGTAGCGTAGGAGCAGCTAGAAACTTTTGTCAAAAAAATAAATCTAAAAAGTAAATAAACAAATAAATAAATAAATTATGGCGTTTAAAATCAATGCACCGTTTCACCTTGAGAAAAACCATCAAGATGGTAGAGACAATAGAAACGAAAAATCTACTAAAAAACCAGAGATAACAGGTAAAATTGGTTCTGATCTTAGAAGACAACAGTATAAAGATGCAAACTATGCACCTGACCACACTACAACTAAAAAGAAAGCTAAAACCGTAGCTAGTAATTCTAAAGGCGCAGATACCAAGGTGGAAGCAGAAAAACCTAAAGTGTCTTCAGCTAAACCAACTAAAAAAGTAGAGCCTACTAAAAAGCAAGCTAGAAAAACAAAATCTATTAATAAAAAACTAGACAAAGCTAAAGCTGCTAGAGACGCTGGAAACATTAAAAAAGCAGAAAGAAAAGAAAGAGCTGCAAAAAGAAAAGCGGATAGAGTAGCAAGAAAATCTAATAAATAACAATTGGCATTTAAACTTACAAATCCACCGTACTCTAGCGAGAACACACCTATATATAGGGTTGATATGGAAAATGGTGTTCTAGGTAAGGCTAATAAAAACGGTACCATAATATAAAACAATAGTCTAAGCCCTTTTCAGGAACAAGATGTTATAGATCATGAAATGGTGCATATAGATCAAATGAGACGTGGTGATTTAGATTACGATGATAATTACGTTTACTGGAAAGGTAGAAAATATTCAAGAGCTCAAATGAGTGAAGGCTCTCCTAATTTAGCCTGGGAAAGAGAGGCGTATAATAAAACAAAGAAAAAATAAATAAATTATGGCTTACAAACAATCACCAGGTAGAATGAATATGCCTAAAACAGGAGGAGGCGTGCCAAGTGCATTAACTATGCCAGAACCAGATCCTAAAAAACCAGAACTAACTAAAAAAGAAACCGATAAAAAAGAACAAATACCAAACGTAACAAGTAGAAGGTTTGACGACGAGTATTATAATGTTCCAAATTCTAAGCCTTATAAAAGAAACTCAGACGGATCAGTACAAATGATAACTACTAAAGGTAGTACTTACAGTTTAAGAAGAGGAACAGATAAGCAATGAAAAAAATATTAGAATTTTTCAGCACTAAAGTTTTTAAACAAGTAGGTGATGTGGTTGATAACCTATTCACTAGTGAGGAAGAAAGACTAAATGCTAGAAATGAAATATTTAAAGTGCTACAAGATGCTCAGTTAGAGTTGCAAAAAATGCAGACTGAAATTATTGTAGCTGAAGCTAGTGGTAATTGGTTACAGAGAAGCTGGAGACCAATACTAATGCTTTCATTTGGTTTTATAATAATATATACAAAATTCATATCACAACTATCAGCACAACTGATAACACCTACGTTAGAACCTCAATTCTGGAGTTTACTAGAAATAGGTATTGGAGGTTATGTGATAGGTAGAAGTGGTGAAAAAATTGTAGATAAATTAGGACCTATCTTTAAAAAGTAATTAAGAGATAAACAGTGTGATTATATATAAAAAATAACCAATTAAATTAAATAAAATGGGAAAATTAACAGAAGAACAATTAAAATCAGTAAAAGAAGCGCAGGGAAAAATCAACGCAATATTAGTTGAAATAGGTTTCTTAGAAGCTAAAAAAGCTGAATTTTTAGGGGCACATTTTGAAGCTGCTAAAGCATTAGAGGAAGTTAAAACAGAACTAAAAGAACAATATGGTGACATTACTGTTAATTTAGCTGATGGATCTTTTGAAAAAGTAGAAGCTGAGGAGACAAAAACTCTTGAAGTAGTTGACTAATGAGCTCTGTTATAAGAAAAATAAGTATAGGTTCTGATTATAAAAATGATGCTATGCATTATTCTATAGGTCAAGAAGTTTATGGTGGTCATAAAATAGCCTATATACTATTAGAAGAGCAAGATAATTCTTATAACATACATATAAAAAAGAATAATGAGGTATTGCCGTGGAAGAAGTTTAATTCTAACATGGCAATATCTATTGAATACGATCTACAGTACTAATGAAGAGCGTATACGACTTTATTATAGAGCCAGTAGGAGAAAGATACGATAATGAATTAAAAATAGGTGACAAAAACTTGGTTTTAAATTCTAAAATAGAAAGCCACAAATTTGTAAACAATAAAGCTAAAGTAGTTTCTATACCACTAGCAATAAAAACACCTATAAAAGTAGGTGATGAAATTATAGTTCATCACAATATATTTAGAAGATACTACAACCAAAAAGGTAAAGAAGTAAATAGTAGTAAGTATTTTAAAGATAACACGTATTTTTGCCAGCTAGATCAAATATATATGTATGGTAGAAACAACTTGTGGAAACCTTTTAATGGTAGATGCTTTGTAGCACCTATAATTAATAAGGATGATTTAGAGATAAAGAAACAAAAAAACCATATTGGAATACTTAAATACGGTAATAGTTCCTTAGAAGCTCTTAAAATAAGCGAGGATGATGTTGTGGGCTTTACGCCTAACAGTGAGTTTGAATTTGTCATAAATGATGAATTATTATATTGTATGAAATCAAAAGATATTGTAATTAAATATGAGCACAAAAAAAACAAAGCTCAGTATAATCCAAGCTGGGCAAAAAGCAGTTGAGGAATTAATAAAGGTAGCTAAAGAACCTATAGTAGACTCAGGTGATGATATAACTGCCGATAGATTAAAAAACGCCGCAGCTACAAAAAAGCTAGCTATATTTGATGCTTTTGAAATACTAACACGTATTGAGGAAGAGAAAAGTATGATAAACGATAACATTAAAGAAAAACCTTTTAAAGGTTTTGCGGAAGGGAGATCTAAGTAATGTACGAGCAAACATTAGTAAAAACGTTAGATGATTACATTAAGCCATCAGTTGTAAAGAAAAATAACAGACATAAGAAGTGGAGCTATGGTTACAATGAAGATCATGATATAGTTATAATAAGTAAGGACGGAACCTTAGGTGAAGTTATACAGATACAGAATTTAATCATAGGCTTACCAGCTGAACCTGAAAAAGTCTATAAGCGTTCAAATAAAAGGGCAGAGCAGAAGTGGGAAAAGTTAAACTACCCCAAAGAGCTATTGAAAATAAAAAGTGTGTTTGACTGGGAGAAATATCCCAACGCGTTTAAAGAAAAATGGTATGACTATATTGATGAAGAGTTTACAAGACGTGAAAAAGGTTTTTGGTTTAAAAACAAAGGTGCTGCTAATTATATTACTGGTACTCACTATATGTTCTTGCAGTGGTCCAAAATTGATGTTGGGGCAGCGGACTATAGGGAATCAAACAGACTATTCTTTATATTCTGGGAAGCTTGCAAAGCAGATGTACGTTGTTACGGAATGTGCTATCTTAAGAACAGACGGTCAGGGTTTTCTTTCATGGCCTCAGGCGAAACGGTTAATCAAGCTACAATATCCACAGACTCCAGATTCGGAATTTTATCAAAGTCTGGTCCAGATGCGAAAAAGATGTTTACTGATAAAGTGGTACCCATCTCGGTTAATTATCCCTTCTTCTTCAAACCAATCCAGGACGGTATGGACAGGCCGAAGACGGAACTCGCCTATAGGGTCCCAGCCTCGAAACTTACCCGTAAAAAACTCGACGAAGGTATTGCTTCCGAAGAGAGGCAGGGTCTCGATACCACGATCGACTGGAAAAACACGGGTGATAACTCGTACGACGGGGAAAAATTAAAACTATTAATCCACGATGAAAGTGGTAAATGGGAAAGACCTACAAATATACTAAATAACTGGAGAGTTACAAAAACTTGTTTACGATTAGGTTCTAAGATCGTAGGTAAGTGTATGATGGGTTCAACATCAAATGCTTTAGACAAGGGTGGCTCTAATTTTAAAAAATTATACTATGCTTCAGATGTCAGGGAGAGAAACCGCAACGGACAGACTAGCTCAGGATTATATAGTTTGTTCATACCTATGGAATGGAATTACGAAGGATTCATCGACGCTTATGGAGTACCTGTATTCGATGCGCCAAGTGAGGAAACCTTTGATCCGAGTAATGAATTAATAAAGACAGGTGTTATACAGCATTGGGAAAACGAAGTTGAAGGTTTAAAGAACGA